ACTGGATCAATCTGGAGCTCGATGTTCGACTCTCCCGCGATTGCGTCGTACAGTTGCTGCGCTCTGTTGCGTAGCATTTCCATTGCTGCGTTCATCTGAGTCTCTTTTCTTTATGCTAGAGTTTACGTCTAACCGATGTTCTGGCTTCTTACTTTACGCCGAAGTATTTTTGATGAGTCGCTTCTGAGTTATTGGCGCACACTGTGGTTCCATCGGGGAACCCCGGAACGTATGGGATAACTGGGGGAACATACGGAAGAGGTTGCTGTGGTACAAAGGTGAAATATGGATTCACCGCTGGGCGTTGCTGTAGCAGTTCATACAGTGCGTTGCAAAGCTGCACCAACTGCGCCTTGTCTATACTGCTTAGGTCAAGTATCTCGTCTAGCTTCATTTCTGAGTCTCCTTTATATACTCCTCGGCAGACAGCCCCGTGTCGTTTGCGCGAAAGGGCTGGTGCCAAGGAAATCGCTCGAATCGTCCGCAAAGACGCCAAGCGAAGGTCATGGTTACAGCGTCTGCGTGGTAGCGCTAATGTCCTGCGCTTGCACTTGAACGGTCAAGCCGGAACCCTGCAACTGAACGGTAATCAGCGTGGTGGGTCCTACGTTGGTCGGTACGACGGTCACGAAAGCAGCGATGGTTGCTTGGTCAGCAACGTTGATTGGCTTGCCGTCACGTGTGTTTGGTCCTGAATTGGTTGACATGTCATTTATCCTTTTACTTCCGAAGTCGATACTTCCTAAGGTACTTCAATGCTTTTTCTAACCATGTGTCGTCACACGGTTCGGGATACATGAAGGACTCGTATAAAACTTGTTCGAGAAATGCTACTCTGCGATTACAGTCAGCACATAGTATCCCTCTGTTGCATTTACCGCAGGCTAGTTCTTTGTCACAACAATCATGATCGTGATCAACGGCCATCCGTCGCTTGTCATCTCCCTGCATAGTTGGACATAGCGCACAGTGCCCACCTTGCTCTGCTAGGAGTTCTTCATATTCTGCCACGGTCATTTTGTGGCGTCTCTCTAGCTGCTTCCTTCGCCCGTATTCGGGCGTATAGGACTTACCGGGATTAGCTGACTCCCAGCGTTCGGTTGCTTCACGCGATTTGCGCTTGAACTCAGGGTCTTCAGCATAGCGTTTACGGCTTTGTGTTCTTCGATCTTCTTGATTCTTGTATGGCATAGTTTCCTCTCGAAAGGTCGCGCAGGAGAGTGTTCGAGCACTCCCCTGCACTAGCATCGCAACCGTCGCTGCGATGAACCTTTGATGATGAGCAAACCTCTGTTGTCCTAGCAACAGAAGAAAGCCCAACGGATCACGTCGTTCCTAGACGAAGTGATCAAACTTCAATGCCACTACTCAGACCGTGGGAACTGCGGCGTTCTGAATATATAGACCGCAACGTGGTGCGGCATTGGCAAGGTTAAAACAAGTGTTGTATGCGAACATCTTTTTGTTACACGCAATGCGTGGTGCAATCATTTCTGCTGCACTCATACAGTTTTATTCCTGTATGTTCGGACTATTGCATCACCTTTCGGTGTTCAATCGCTTAGTCTCTCACGGTCCCAGAAGGGTTCCGCCTCGTTGGCATTTCAGCGTTCGAGTCAATCAGATTGAATTTTACTCGCACATGTCGCTTTCACAGTTTATGCGAGGTGAGGTACGTTCCGCCTGTGGTGTTCACATCTGGAACTGGTGCTACGACGTTGCCGCCACCGAAGTCATACAACTCCAAAGGAGACAATTCGCCAATATACCAATTTTCCATAACCAACAGGTCCATGCGGTTTGCAGTCGCGGTAGCGCTCTTGTGGTACTTACGTCCGCCGAATGTGTCCGCGAAGTAACGCTTGGACATATCCAGAGTCTTGTCGCCCTTTACTTCTTGGGCGTTCACGATCTGGACGTTGTACATCAGGTTGCTCTGTGCGAATGCCTGCTCAAGAGGACCATACCAGATGCCGGACTTCAGGCTCTCTGCGTCTGGACCCAATGCACGGGTCAATAGCACTTCTGCACGCTGTGCAATTCCGGGGGTGAGTGCCGCGCCGTTCAGGTTGATGGTCGGGGTGCTCAGGCGTCCGGGGTATGCATTGCGGTTCAATCCACCGATGGTGCCAGTGTTTGAGTTCACGTCCCAAGCCTTGATGCCTAGGATGGAGTTGCCAGCGCCGTACGATGCACCTGCCACGACGATGTAGTCGGTTACGACCACGTCGGAAGGCAGAGCGGTGCTGAAGAACAGAGTGTTGCTGGGACCATCAGAGTAGCTGATGGTTGCCTGCGTGATTCCGCCACCAGTGCGCTGCACACCACCTGTGCTGTAGAACTTCACGACTTGCTGGTCGGTGAAAGCTACTGCAATGTTGATGCCAGTGATGCTGGCTGTCTGCGCGGCGGGTGATCCACCGTTCAGGACGATGACTGCGGTTGCGGGAATCTGGTCGATCATGCCAGTGCCGTCACTGTTGATCAAGCCTTCAATACCCTGCATTGCGCTGTCCAAAGAGTTCTTCATTTCCTGTGCCTTGACGGCGAAGAGACCCTTCTGCTTGGAGTCGGTGGAAGCCTGAGCTAACCACGAAATCTCGCAGACGTTGAACAGGTATACCGGGGCTAGCGCGAAGGAAGCCCATTGACTTCCAGAACCACGCAACATAGAGTCTGCGTTGCCCGTGCCTTGCGTAATTGCCGCACCAGCCTGTACCCGGAAAGGTACGCGGAAGCTGGCCCTTTGAGTGCCACCTGCATTGCTCTGATTGCTGACTGGAATCTTGGTGGCTTCATTTTTGAACATTGAGTAGGCCGTGGTGCCGTGGAAAACCAAATCTGGGATTTCCTTGGCAAAGGCGTCCAACTCTACTGCTTCTACTGCTGCTTCTAGTAATGCCATAAACTGTTTACTACCTTTGGATGAATGTACGTCTTGGAATCTGAGTATCCCATCACGCCACGACGAGGGTCGCCTCGCTCCGCTGAGTTCTGCCTTACCACGTCCGTATGTTAATCATATTTTAGGTGTCATCGCCACCGCGTCTTCATGCAGATAGTGTTTAGATCAGTACTACTTTTCTAAAGTCGATAGTCTTTGTGTGCTTACGTGAGTTACACGGTCCACAAAGCGGTTGTATATTGCCTATGAAGTTGCTTCCTCCTTTAGACAATGGAACAACGTGATCAGGTGTTAACTTCTTTTTCTTACCACAGTCCAAACAACGGTTGTGGTATTTGTCACAAAGTGCAATCCATTGTGTAGAAGTATAGACGCCTTTTGCATTTGCCTTCAACGCTCTGCGCCTGTGGTTCTTTCCACGTGTTATCTCTGGATGTGTTCTTTGGTACTCCCTGTTTTTACGGTTAAGTTCTTCTCGGTGATTTTCTCTGTATTTTGCCGACAATTCTTTAACTCGTTTAGGGTTTCGCCTTTTCCACTCCGCATGAAGTCTGCGGTACTTCTCAGGATTGGCTTTCTGTATTGCTTTTATCTGAGCCTCAATGCTTTTCTTGTTCTTTGCTCTATACTGGGCATCCCATATACGCTTCTTAGCCATGTATACAGGGTTGGTATTTCTATCGTACATTGTTTTCCTCCCGAAAGGTCATGCAGGGAGAGGTTCGGGCCTCTCCCATGCACTAGCCCCAGATTCGAGGTCTGGAGATGTTTGTTATTGCACTCCGAGTTTGATCGGAGCGCGGTGTTTGGGAACGTGTTTCTTTCCCTTTTTGAAGTCTGCTTTGGCATAACGCACGCTGGCAGGGTGGTGCTTGAACACTCTGTCATGGTGTGCTTCTCGCTCCGCTAATTTGCGGAGTTTGGTAGCTAGCTTTTCTTCTGGTGTACGCATGAGTTAACCTCCTTATAGGTTAATCGTCATGGGTCACCTCCTGTTTTGAATTTTGTAAACTTGTTACTTTCTCCAAGTGATGTACTTGAAGCCTTTTCCATCTGTCGTCTTCACGAAGCCTTTGCCTGTAATCTGCAAGTTGACGAGATCAGATGACGAGTAATCCCTGCCGCCAACCGTGATAGGTTCGCGCACGAGGTTCGTAGGACGAACTGCAATGTAGATCGGCTTGCCTGAGGCTACCGACTGCACTGCGGCTTTGTCCGATGTAACTTTCTTTGCCACTGTCGCGGCTGCTTTACCTGCGGCTGAACCACCCTTGGCGTAGCCGGGGTAGCGATTTTGGACCGTCTTTGTCACAATATCAGAAGCAATAGACTGAACCTTCGCCTCGTGGTACTGGATCATCTTTGCACGGTCTGGGGTCTTTGCCTTCCACATCGTAGACATCTGCAACTGGTAGGCTTTGTCGGCCTTCAGCGCGGCGTACAGGCGGTCCTTAATACCGTTGCCAAGATCAACCTTCGTATCGTACGGAAAGTCTTTGAAGAACGGCATCTTCAGGAAACCACCGAGGGCTTTCCCTAGAAGTACGTTGTTCCGTTTGTCGCAGTCTTCAGCGATGCCAGTTTCCGTCTTCTTGCGATCTGCTGCTACAGAGTCAGTTTCTCTTTTGTTAAACGCAGCTTCACGAGCCGCTAATGCTTTGGATGCCGCCGTTTCAACAGGTGCAGTGGTACGGGACTTTGCATCCTTGTCCAGATCGTTGTACCAATCTGTGAGTCCTTTGACAAGTTCAGTGATCATTGCCACGTTCGGCTTCGATGCACCAGCAGCATCCTTCTCTGCCATTGCCGCGTTGAGTTTGCTCACTAAGGAATCCATGTGGATTTCTCTTAGGGCATCTGCAACAACCGGAATCGTGGTGTTGTAGAACGCTTCAGAGTCATGCACCTTCAGCTTCTGCAACAGTGACGGAGCCAGTGCTCCCAGAGCCTCTGGATGACCATTGGCTTTGATGTCTTCGATCACATTGTCCCACAGCTTAGGGTCCGCTGCATACAGCAGTTCGTCGGTCCCTGTAACTGTGTCGATCATGTCCTGCATCTTCTGATAGCCTTCAGGTCCACCTACTGAGTCGATGAACGCCTTGGCTTCGGTCATCTCTGCAACGCCTTTGGGGAAGATTTGCTTTGCAGCATTCCACCGCTCAAACGCGCCGTGCAGTTCTTTCACCACGCCAGCGTTCTTCGGGTCCGCATCACGCATTGCCTTCAGTGCAGAGCGCACGTTAGCTGGGGTGGATTCTAATGCTTTGTCAGAGGCTGTTCTGGCAGCGGCTGCGGTCTTGAACGCCGCCACCTCTTCTGGAGTACGCTCTGTCCCATCCGCCTTTGTGGTTTCTGTCTCTACTCCTTCGGAGGGTGTTTCTACTTCGGTAGGTGTGTCTACTGCTGAGTCTGTAGTGGGTGTTTCCACTTCAGTTGGTGTTTCTACTGCTGGTGTCTCCACTGCTGAGTCTAATGATGCAAAATCTACGAGCGCGTCGCTCATTTGTGAGTCCTTCTTAATTTCTGAGATTCTGAGTCGGGCCACGTCTTAGGTGGCCCTTGGTATTATTGCTCGGGTACTGGCTGCTCTAACGCCTTTGGAATTGCTTTGCCAGCAATTTTATGGTTTAGTGCAGTTTCTGCCTGTTGGTCAAACATCTGTGGACTGGCTTGTATTCCCATCTTCGCAAGCGCCTGAGCGGCTACGATTCCGGGCATCTTACTAACGTCCACACTAATTGACTCAGAAGGCGGTTTGTCCGGGGCTTTATTAGCTGCGGCAATTTGCTTAGCCATAGCTAGGTGCTCCTTGAAGTGTAAATGCACGTTTTCAAACCCTGCTTGCTGCTCAGGCGTTCCATAGTGGAATTTCTGGCCTTCCGTGCTGTTCATCCACTCCCCACACTCTGACGCCTCCACGACATGGTTCTCACTCTCATCCTGTGCAACTGGTAGAGTGCTAACCACAGGAGGAAGAGCCTGCATCTTCTGCTGAACCTGCTGTACCATCTGTGCAGCCTCGGGCGGAATTGGCATGCCACCTTGCTGCGCCTGTTGCATCTGTCCCGTAATTTTGCCCAAGCCTTCCTGCATCTGGGACACTTGCGGATTAGGCATAGGTCCACCGCGTAGAAGTTTTTCAAACTCACACCGCTGTTTTGTGACAGACGATGCGCCTTCTACTTTGAAGTTTTTCATGCGCAAGGCACTTGATACTTCTGCTAAATTAGCAGGGCTGAATACCCACTGTGCAAATGGTGTTCCGGGGGCGGCGATTGCTTTGTCCACCATACCCATGATCTTAACACCTTTTTGTTCTTCAGTCTCTGGTATAGACGGGTTGCTTTCTGGGTAACACAGTACATTACCGCCAAGAAGGTTCGCAGTGTTAACAGACACGTTTTTGCCAGATATATTCTGGGTAATCTGTTTTCCATCACGGCATTCTGCTGCGCACTTCACAGCTTGTTGTGCTGCTTGTGCAAAACCATCCTGTAGAGCATTCCATGGGCATCCTACGCGCTGCAACGCTTGGTCTCTCTGAACAACTGAGCTACCCACCGTTGGTTCCCCTGTGTTGTTACCAAACAAGGATGGCAGTGCACCTGAGATTTCCTCAGATAGTGTAGTGATAAACCATTTGATAAAGTCAGGCAACGCAGGCTGATGCTGCGGCGTAGGCTCTACCATGATGTACTGTGACTCTGTGGTCAGTCCCGGTTGTGGTATGAAGGGACCGATACTACCGGGAACGTTAGGTTCGTTCTTGATAGCGTCCATGTCGAATGCTTCGGAGTTCATCCACTTCTTGGGGACGGTTCGTTTGAAGAAATCATCCAACAAGTCCACCCAGTCATTAATACGTTTCTGGACGGAGATAAGCGCCATGCCCATTGATCTGCGATTTTGTCCTTTACCTGCGGAGGGGTGCATGATAACCAAGTGGTCATCCATCTTCTCATTTCGAGAAAATGCGTACTCTTTACCTGCTCGTGCAAGGAGCACCCCGTCTGGGAATGCTTCCATCAATTCTGCTTTGACTTCATCACTTACCGATGCATCTAGGAACATGCATGGACGCATCCACGAGTACTTAACCGTGGTATGACGACTCAGGGAATCCCCTGTGACGTACGCACCGAGCACTGCTTGGCGTACGTTCTCGCGTGCAATGCGATCAAGTTGCGTGGAAGATTCCCCATCACTTCCGGGTGTAATCTTAGACGCGATCCATGGGAACATGCCACGGACCATCGCCACGTCGTAGTCCAGCATTAGTTGCACGAACGGCATCTCGGAAAAGTTATCAACGGAGATGGGCACTTTGTGGTCTAACTTGCCGTGCGCTGTCGTAACTTCTCTACCGAGAGGCTTCTTGGAGTTGTTACCAACACCACTCTCAGCTAGTAGCCCTTCAATCTCGTCTCCACCTGTAGCAGAGGACTCGGTAACTTCTAAAAAGTCTTCCTGTCCTTCTTGCCCTGTGGGAGCGTCGTCTGGAGGTGTTAGCTCGTCTTGCGGGACCGTAGGTGTATTTTGGTCCTCTTCAAACCCATACTTCTGCCCGTCCAAAACGTACCTTGTCCATAACAAGCAACGGTCTTCATTCCAGAAAACCCTTGCACACTGAACTAAAAGGTCATGGAGGTTGTTATTTCTGCTCCATATTTCTTTGAATCTCTCCGCTTCTTCTGCTGCGATCTTATCTGGACCCCACTCTGGGTTGGCTGGGGAGAACTCAACTTTTGGCACTTCTCGTGAAAGGGCAGATACAATAATATCGCCCTTAGGAGAATACACATTCGTATCATAAATACTATTGTGGTTGCGCTCGTTAGCCTTCTTGCCTTGCCCACCACCGGGGAGTTCCCAACCACCACGTTTACCACGCAGCAAATGTTGATAACCCCGCTCGAAATGAAGTTGCTCCCAAGCCTGTTCAACTTCCATGCGTCGGGCAGCTACATCTGCTTTTGTACAAAGGTCATCCAAAGACATCAACGAAAGACGCGTAGAGTCACTTAACTCTGCGAAGGGTTCCGGTGAGTAAGGAAAACTCGCATAAATTCCGAGGGGGCTATTGCTTGGGCTTTCAGGCTGTTCTGCCTTACCAGTACCTTCGGCACTTGTGCCTGTTACTTGCGAAACATCGTCAGCCATTAGACTTCTCCTCGGTTCCAGTCTTACTTAGTGCTTCATTGCTGCAAAGCCTT